GGCTTGAGCCGATACACATATTGACTTTTTGTTGTGGACTACCTATGGTAGTGATAGGATTCTATGCACTGCTACAATGGGCTGACAGGGCAGTGTTCTTATTGCTGAATGCACCTTCCTCTTCCCCCAATGATGAGGAAGAATGATAAACCACACCACTGTCTCACATATTGAAGACGCGCCAGCGGCTTAGTGAGGGAGGAGAATAAAAACCGATTGCTTCTGTGGCTAATAGGCTATTGTGTTTCTTTCTTTCTCTTCTTCCCATCTTCTCCCTCACGGCCCATTCCCATTCAACATGATAAGCGAAGCGATGATGGAATTAATACCTGCCTGGATTATTAAATTAGTTCAAAGGCTTCTAACATAGCCTCCCAGTAATCCCAGTCCCAATCAGGATGTTCCAATTTCAAATCAACATCCCTATCTTCCGCAGTGCCCATCCTAAAAAACCATCCATGTCGATACTGACATCATGGTCTTCTTCTAACATCAATATCCCTGCTCAGACTTGCTGGGCTTTTTCATCTCACGAATCTGCTGTGCAGCAAAACGTATCTTTTGAGTGCTATGCAAACTCCAAAAAGAATCTTTAGCCACTTGGAACTCTTGCTCTATCAGACGACACAATTCATACCTTGAACTAGTCCTCAAATCCTCGTCAATCTTTAGACCTAAGACCTCACTAACTTCTTCGTCAGTGTACTTGACACGCCTGTCTAACCAAACATAGACGTTGCCCATAAAGGACATTAACTTACGAGCGAACCAGTGCCACAACGACATGGTGTAGAAAGGAAAGCGCTTTACTTTTTACACTTGTGGTTACTTGTTCCAAATAGTGTTATTTTCATTACCTTCTGGTATGTATGTAGTATTCATTCTAGCACCCCATCTTACACATACCTTTCTCGAGTTGCTTGCCACATTTTGGGCACGCCTTAGACTTCTTAACGCCACACATACCTGCCTTATCGACTGCCGATGTCTTGGTTGGTTTCTTAGGAGCCTTACCACCTGGTGGTTTTAGACTGATAACCATCACCATTCCTTTCTTATTCTTGTTCTTTGCCAATCGCATCCCTCCTAGGTCTCTGCCACAGTGCCCCGCAGTCGGGGCATTCCCATATGAGTATTCGGGTGCCTCTCTCGTTAATATAACGTCCTTCTATACGACGAGCCAGTATGTGAGCACCACAGTCAGGGCAGTCTTGACTTAATCTTTGCAACAACTGACCCATATTATCCCACCAATCCATTTTGTAGAACCCAATCAGGTAGAGAAGGTAAGTTTTCATATGCTTCTTCTGCATCATCATAATCAGTAATGTCTCTCCATGCTTGTCTAAAAGTTTGAATATCTGATAATTGAGAATCTGTAAGTCCTCTATCGGGAAGAACAAACGAATCAGTGTTCTTCATCATTATTTCTCTTTCAATAAATATTTCTTCCCATGTTATAGTTATCTCTAAAGTTTCTACGTTTACTGTCCCATCTTCATTGTATATTTCATTTCTTATATCTACCATATTATTACCTCCTCAAGCGTAATTCAAAACAAACAATATATATCTACCTGTCGGCATACCACCTTTATATTGCATATCATTACTACCAAATGTTGCAGGTGGGTCGCCACTCCAAGTACCCCATCTTGAAACACCGGAATAAGGAGACAGGCTTGAACCACCTCCTACTACTCTACCTGATAAGTTAGGTATTCCTGCTATTGAACTTTTGAGTTTGCAGGTACCAGGAAAAGTGCCGAACTTTGGAGTAAGGGCAAACCAATATATGCTCCCACCAGTAACAGTAGGACTTGATATTGAAGTTATTGTCTTGTACCCAGTTGATGAAACATCAACATCCGTTGTACGAACAATAGCCGTTTCACCTTCAAGATTACCTTCGGCATCGGATGGATAAATTGCTACTGCTATCTCATCTCCCGAAGCACCTGCTGTTCCCACTTGTATACTAATAGATTCTAATGTCCCATCTCTAGGCATAAGAAAAGGATACATGTAGAATGAGTTATTTTGAGCAAAGAAGTTTACAGTATAACTCAATGATTGTCCATCAACACCGAATGCACCATAAGTTTTGTGAAATGAATTATCGTGAGTTTCAGCAATATTTATCGTAGCAAATCCTGGTGTCCCTCCTCCACCTGTTCCGTCATCAATAGTCCCATCACTTTTTGTTCGTCTAAAAGGTTGTCTTACCATTTAATCACCTCATGTATTGTTCTGCATTGTAATTGCGTAGAAGGTCGCAGTTAAGGTTGCAGTTGAACCCTGTTTGTTTTGATATCTTATTCTAATAGTATCGTCACTTGAATCATAATCTGCTGCCAGTGTTCCTATTCTTGCAGCGCCATCAAACAGTATAGCCCATTCAGTAAAGTTAACTGCCCTTGCAGTAGTCCCCAACACTGTTTTTTCTGTTGCTTGAACTAACGCCTTGAAAGATTCTACCTCTCCGTTAGTTTCATCTTCTATCTGAATTGTTAGTTCTATTGTCTGTAACCCACTTGCTCCTGTAATCGCATCTAAATCCATATTCATTAATTCAATGTATCCATCGTTTGCTGTTGAAGCACTACTAACTTCACCTGCAACTACACCTGCTTCATTGTTGGCACCAAAATATATTCCTGATGTTGTCCCACTTGTCCCTGAACCTATTGTTACATCAGTAATAGTTTCAAATGCGGATTCTATTGCGCTACCATTATTTGTTAATCCATTAGGGAAATCTACTACACCTGTTGAAGCACCTGTAATCCAAGTAACGCCACCATCACCGGAACTTATTGATAATTGGTCTGAACCTGTTGCACTTGGAACATCTGCTTCACCAATAACTACATTGTTTGAACCTGTTGTTATGTTATTACCTGCATTGTCTCCAATAGCGATATTACTACTTCCTGTGGTTATATTGTAAGATGATGATTTTCCTATTGAAATGTTATTGCTACCCGTTGAATTACCATAAGAACCGTTAAGGGCTTGAAAACCTAAAGCAATATTATCACTACCACCCGTGTAATAATGACCTGCTCTATATCCTATTAGTGTATTTCTGCTACCTGTTGTTTCTGCCCCCGCTTCATAACCGAGAAGAGTTGAACCCCAACCTGTTGTTAAAGCAGTTCCGGCCTTATGGCCTACTGCTGTATTTTGAGTTCCGCTTGTTATTGCATCAAGAGAATAGTTCCCAATCGCTGTAGTATATTGCGCCCCTGCAACAGGGCCACCAAGAGCATCGTAACCTATTGCTATGTTATCTGATTCTGTATCTGCATTATCATAAGCCTGATACCCAATAGCGATATTTCTAGCACCTGTGGTATTAGTTTTACCTGCGTTATAACCTAAATAAACAGCACCTACCCCTGATGTATGGTTATATCCGGCTTGTCTGCCGATTGAAACGATACCATCTGCGGAATTATTACCCGACATTGATTGATAACCGATAGCAACATTTCCATCTGCCGCATTCCACATTCCATTACCTGCCGCAAATCCTATTGCTACATTGTAGTTAGAAGTGGTAGTATTACCTAATGATTCATACCCAATACCAACATTTCTTGTGCCTGTTGTCATTGTTCTTAGCGCATAGAACCCAAAACCTACATTGTAATCACCTTCTGTCAAATCTCTAAATACAGATGCACCAATACCTACGTTTCCTCTTGCGCTGTTTAGTGTATTATTGAATGTCGGTGCTGAACCATCACCATCTGTTTGTATTAAGAATCCATCTTGAAAGTTAGTTCCATCCACTTTTACATCTGTTAAATCATTCATTACAGAAGCACCGCCACCTGCTGCATCTTCCCAAGCAACACCGCTTCCTGTTGAAGTTAGGATTTGGCCGTCAGAACCTTGAGCGCCATTTATTTTGAAGTTTTCAGCATCAACTAATCCAAAGAAAGAATCCTTGAACTTGAGAGATGAAGTACCTAAATCAACATCGTTATCAGTTGCCGGACTCAATACACCATCATTAAGTAATAATTGATTTTCACTA